GATGTACCAGGCCGAGATCTTCGTCGCGGTGCCGCAGATCGTGTTGAGGATGTGCGCGATGCCCTCGTCGACGATCAGGTTCCGGTGCGCTCGGAAGCTCTCGGGCTTACCCTTGATGCCCTCGACGTAGAGGCCGGAGATGAGCACCGACGACCTCTTGAGGAGGATCCCCTCGGGACTGATGTCGTAGCGCTCCTTGGTGATGTCCCGGCGGAATTCGGGGATGTGACGATCCAGGTTGCTCATGCTGCGGTACTCCGTTCAGTTGATGGACGCGATGATCTGGCGGTCGTGGACTACCGCCGCTGCCACGCCCGCCGCCGTTTCGCTTTCCGGTAGGCGGATTCTCTTGGCCTGCTGTTCGATGAGGCGCCCGTCGGGCGTCCCAACCACGAAGCCGTTCTCGGCCAACCAGACGGCTACCCATCGATCGCTCGGCTCTTCGCCGCCGAGTAGATCGGCCCTCACGAGCAGGTCAGAGCCGCGCAGCGCTCGCCGCGCAGACTTCCTGACCTGCTTCCATTCGCCCGGGGTGGCGCCCTCCAGAAAGACGACGCCGTCAGCGGTCCCCACGTAGACCCCTCCCTCCACGCAGACCATGATGTCGATCCGCTTCGGGAACTGGACCCAGTCGGTCCTCGGGTCCGTGAGCCCGTACCGCATCGGCCGCGATGCGCGCAGGGTGCGGCCGCTCGCGACCAGCAGCCGCCCGCGCCAGTAGCGCACGATCTCGCCGCCAGGCATGGGCTCGAGGTTCTGCGTCGTGGCAGCTCGTCCGAGGTCTTGCACGCCGAGGGCGTACGAGGTCAGCGAGGCCGGCGCGTCCTGGGCGCGCATCAGCACGTCTCCGTTCGGACCGGTGCGGTAGATCCGGACGCTGTCGACCGCGGTCGGGTCGTCGGCTGGAAGCTGCACCGTGATGCCGCCGCCTTCGTCGACGTCGACGAACGATGCCGGCGACAGAGGGCCCTCCTCCCAATCGCGCACCCACGCCACAGCGACCGCGTACCGCCCGGCGTACAGCCCGCCGCTCGAGCCTGCGACCACCGCAGGAGCGGGCGGCCTGGGCAGCGACAGCGCCATGGCCGTATCGTCGGCGGCGATCGAATAGAGGCCGTCGCGCGAGCACGCGATGACGACCCCGTTGTGCTCGTCGAAGCGCACCCGGCCGGTCGCAGCCAGCGACACCGCGGGAGCGGTCTCGATCGGCGTGTACGAGACCGCCGTGCCGGACAGCTCGAACCGGCAGACGACGCCGTTCCGCACGCCGTACGTGCGGCCGGCGCTGTCGGTCCACATGCTGTGGAACGTCCCGGAGAGCGCCAGCTCTCGCCCGTCGCGCCGCTCGACCGCGCCGTCGCGATCGATGATGACGTTCACCGCGTCCTTCACCGAGCCCGGCGGCAACGAGAACTCGTCGCTCACGTTGTCGATGCCGAGGATCGGCGTCATGAGTGGGATGTCTGCCATCTCTACTCCCAGACCGTGATGCGCCAGCGATCGAGCGTGAGCGTGTTGCCGGTGTTGCTCGAGTAGCCGCCACCGCCGCAGCCCAGGTTCCAGATCTTCGGGTCTCGCATGTAGAGAGCGTCGTCCATGTCATTGCGCGTCGGCATGGTGTTGACGCGCAGACCAAACGTCATGTTGTCGAGGCTGGGCCAGCCGTTGCTCCAGGAGCCGTAGTAGATGTCCCACAGCGTCGAGTTGTGGAAGTAGATGCAGGCGCAGTCTTCGGCGGCGTTGTGGGCGTTGTTGGAGCTGCTGCTGCTTTCCGAGCTGGCCCCGAGAATGCCGTAGGAGTCGGTGCCGCCAATCCCGATCCACGCGACGAGTGATCCGGTGGCATTGTTTGGCGCCCCCTGCTGGTTGCGAGCGCGCCGCAGGCCGCCGTAGCTGTTCGGGTACGCCGTGCCCCAGTTCAGGATGTAGTGCCAGGCAGACGCCACCATCGCGTACTCGGACACCCGACACCACAGCCCCCACCGGCCTCTGCGCAAGCGCCCCGCGCCGAGGATGTGATGGAATGCGCTGTAGCCGCCGTTGTTGGCAGGCGAAATCCCGCACGAAGTCTCCGTCGACGTGCTGGGGTGCTGGTGCTTCAGGCCGCTGGTCGTGATTGCAACACTGCCGCCGGTTGGTATCCCGATGTTGTAGGTGAACCCGTCGCTCAGCGTCACGACCTGCCCGCTCGTGAACGTCGAGGTCGCCATCCCGGTGAACACCGTCTCGTGCAGCGTGCGCTCGATGCCGGCGTCGGAGTCGATCTGGCCTGCAGCGCGGAACTTCCGGAACTTGTTCAGCGCGACCTCTCCCGACGGCCGTCGCAGCACCGGAGTCCCGATGCTCGGGAAGCCGTTCATGTCGCCCATCAGTACTTCCCGCCCACGGCGGTCACGGCGTACCCGGCGGCCACGGTCGTCCCGATGGTGATGTTCAGCTTGTAGCCCGGGGGCAGCACCAGCCCGTCACCGTCGTTGAACTTGATCTCCTGGTTCGTGAGAGCCGCATCCTCGTCTAGCGTCGTCGCCGGCAAGGTGATCTCTTCGTACAGAGAGTTGTTCGCCGCGGTGGCGTTGGTCGAGCCGTTGTTGATGAAGACGCGCAGAACGGTCGCCACGTTCGTGCCGAGCGAGCGGATCCGCAGGCGCTCGACGCGCCCGCCGTTCGTCGCATCGGCCGCGAACACGGTGACGACGGTTCCGGTGCCATCCTTGGCGGTATTGGCCGCCGAGATGACCCCCCACTGAACGTCCGCGAGCCTCGAGTAAATCGGCTTGGTGTTGGCTGCCATCAGTACCTCATACGAATGCGGTGCCCTGCATGCCGCCGGACCCGCTCACTTCATTCCATGCCGCCCCGTCCCATGCCTTCAGAACCGGGGCAGCGGAATCCGTCGTGTCGAGCCACAGAGGACACGTTCCGTCGGACGGCTGCGATGAAGAGACGACCAGTCCGATCGCAGCGGCAAGCGCCTCGAAGATCGCATCGATCTCCGCATTGGTGAGCGGAGAGCCCTTCTCTGCGCGATTGGTGATGGAGATCGGCATGCGCTATCCTCGTCGCACCCAGACGCCACTGTCGTTGGCCGCGTAGCTCTCGGCGAAGTAGTCCTCGCCCGCGTAGAGCGCCGACATGTCGAGCGAGTCCCACCCGCTCGGCGAGACGCACGGCGTGATGAGCTGGGTGCCGAAGCTCTCGGCGCTGACGATGCCGGCAGGCGCAACGACGCTCTGCAACGAGACGCTGCCGATGGCCTCGTCATCGAAGCCGCTGGCGTAGACGCGGTAGACCAGGTTGTGGTCCCCGAACGCGGCGCCGTACGCTCCGCTCACGTAGAGCGGCACCGCGATGCGCGGCTCGCCGGCTTCGTCGGCCCCGATCGCGATCGGATAGACGCGACGGGTGAGGCTCTCGACCTCCTGCAGCGACGCAGTCCCGAAGCCGCTGTAGTCGAGGCCGACGACCGGGATCGCGCGCGCAGCGTGGCCGCAGACGAACTCGAGGTTGTCTCCGTGCGTGATCACCGCGTCGCCGTAGCCACCGAACCACTCGCCCAAGCCGCCCAGAGCGATGCCGTTGTTGATTCGGATCGACGGCGCCGTTGGCTTGCCTGGCGGCGGCAGGGTGACGTGCTGCACGCGCTGCACCGCATCGCTCACGCGGGGCGCGCCGAGCGCCCCCTGGGCGATCGCCGTCGGGCGGATCGGGTATCGCTTCGTCACGCGCATCCGGTCGGCGAAGTGGGTGATCTCGTCGCCCTGCGCGAATGCCTCCACGCCGACCGGGTAAACGGTCCTGATGCGGTAGGCGACGAACGGGCCACCCCACTTCGTCTGGATCCCTATGCCAGGGACGATCGGCTCCGGCGGGTGGACTCGCGGGGTGCCTGGCGAGCCGGCGCCGAGACTCGGGGCCGGCAGCTCGCGATTGAAGAGCTGGATGTCCTGTGTGGTCACCGCTGGCGCCTGCAGGCCGGCAGGCCTCACGTCCTTGTCGAAGTTCTCGACGGCGTGATCGCCAACCTCTTCGTCGAAGAGGCCAGATCCGTCCATCTCGAGGATCTGCGGGCCGGGCAAAGACGCGATACCGAAGCGCTGCTGGAGGCTGCCGACCGGGTAGACCGTGCGGATCGTCGACTCGATCGACGGTTCCGGAACGTCCACCGGCGACATGGCGGCCACAGCCGGCGGCACGGTGATGCGCCTGTTCTCGAGCGTCACCGCCGGACGACCGAAGAACGGGCGCATGCCGCGCGGGTCTCCGGTGTCGAGGTAGTCGTCGACGAGCGTCCAGCCACCTGGGTGGTTGCGCGCTGCCTGCGCCGTAACCTCGAACGTCGCCCAGATGGTCCGCGGCGACAGGTCAACGGAGGGAGGCTCGGTCGGGGCGAGCCCGGCGACCGAGACCACGCGCGGTCCGACCACGCGAGGTGCCGGAAGTTGATCGGACGGCGGCACGACCCCCGGGACGATCGCCCCAACCAGGCGAACCTCGTGCTCACCGAAGATGGTCGCCACCAGGCCACTCGGGTAGAGCTCGTTGCGACGCAGTGACGGCGATCCGTAGGACGTCGCGAGGATGCCTGACAGGGCCAGCGTGCGCTGGCTGGGCGGGTCCGGGCTGTCGTTGCGGACCTGCGCGAACTGGCCGAGCTGACCGACGCCGAGGGCTGGTATCGCAACGGTCTGTCGACGGTCACGGATCACCAGGCGTCCGTACTCACCGGCAACGAAGCCTTCGGGAGCGATCGGCCACGGATTCCACCGCACGGTCGGCCGACCCCACTCGGTCATGTCGTAGCCGTACGGATACACCTGGGGGGTGACGTTGCGGACGTAGTGCTCGAGCGGCATCGTCGGCGGCAGGATCGAGTGCGCCGCGGCGATGTTGAAGTGCTCGAAGACGTAGGTGGCGCCCCAAGCCGTTGCCTCGAGGCCGCCCGGTGCGACGTAGCGCGTCGCGAGCTCCACGGTGTGCCACCCGGACACGGCCTCCGGTCCGAGGGGGGTCGCGATGTACCGCACCGCGAAGTCCACGAACGCGGTGCCGTGCTCCTGGCTGTCGATGTGGCCGACGAAGGTGACGGCCTGCGGCGGGTTGGCCCAAGCTGGCGTGCCAACCACTCCAGGCGCGATGCCGTTCGGCAGCGCCTGGAAGGCTGCGTTGTGGACCGCGTGATACGGCGTGAACCACTCCTCCGGGATTCCATCGATGGAGTAGCTCCTGATCGCCGGGGCCACGAGGGCATCGCCCCAGGCGGTAGCCTCGACGCCTTCGGCGAGAAGCGCGCGCCCGGTGTTGTCGAGCGTCGCCAGCGGCGAGACGCGCGAGTCTTGGTGCCCGTAATGGACGATCGTTCGGTTGCGATTCTCGATGAGCGTGTTGTTCGGCTCACCGAAGACGCCACCATTCTCCGTGTCCGGATCGATCGCGACGCGCGGCAGGATCTGCGTAAGGTTGACGACGTCCGGCCTACCCCACCGCTCGCTTGGCGCCGTCTCGTTGAGATCGAACCCGCTCGCGAAGATGACGCGCGGAGACCTGGTCACCAATGGAATGCTGACCGATCCGCCCCATGCTGCGCCAGACGGGTTGACCGCCTGCGTATTGTCGTGGACGTGATGCACTCCGAACAAGCTTGCGTCGAAGCCGGTCGGCTGAAGCTCTCGTGTGAACCCGATCGTCGCGATGCCGATGGCGTTCGCGAAGATGTACGGCGGCGAGACAAACCGCTCCTTGTACGAAACGAACTGCGTGCCAATCAGCGTTCCGAGTGGCGCCTTGCCGGCGAGATCGATTCCGCGGTTGACGTTCTCGACGCGGTTGGTTCCGTAGCCAGAGGCCGCGATCTCGATGACGCCAAGCTCGCGCCTGGCGAAGTCCACGAACCCCTCGCCTTCGCCTGCGAATCCGAACTCGCTCTGGTCGAGGCCGTTCGGCGAAAGCACCTTGGCGTCGTTGATCACCGACGGATTGCCCACCGCGGCGGCATCGAATCCACTCAGCTCGATGTAGCGCGTGCCGAGTTCGACGGTGAGCGATCCGTAGGCACCGTCGCCCAGACCGGACGGCTCGACGATCTGCAGCAGGTTGCGCAGCGCGGCCGTGCCGATGGCCCACTGCGCGATGCCCGGCACGAAGAGCGTCGGCGTGCCGCTCGGCTCGAACTCCATCGAGACGAACGCGCCAGGCGGGGTCGTGTACGCGCCCGCGCCAAAGTCGAGCACCACCGCGCCAGCGTCCGGCGCGACGTACCAGTCGTCGCGACGCACGACATGGCCCGCCTGCATCTCGACGACGATCGACGGCGGGTAGATCCATTGCTGCCCGAGGCGAGCTTCGGGTGCGCCGAAGGCCTCCGCTGACGGAATGCCGGTCGGGCGGATCTTCTCGTACTCGACGCCGCCGACGCCGAATGCCTCGCCGCTTTCAATGCCGTCGGGCTCGACCCACCGCTGCCCGAGATACACGTACGGCGTGCCGTAACCGTCCGCGAACATACCCTGCGGGTAGATCGTCGCGTTGGCGGTAACATCAAACTCAAAGGTAACGGACGAGCCGGGCGGCGGCGTGTAACTGAACGTGCCGAAATCGAAGGTGACCGAAGACCCTGGCGGCGGCGAGTACGTCACGCTACATCGCGACCGCGGTCACGTACGAGTACACGACCGCGTTGCGTTCCGCCGTTTTGTCGATCGCCAGGACCAGGTAGGTTTTGGGTGCGAGGTTCTCGAACGACCACGATCCGTCTTCGGCACTCCAGGTGTCGCGGATGGGGAAGAGCGAATCCGAATTGAACAACAGCACGCGGGCGCGATACGGGTCACCGCCGCGCAGCGCCTGGCCCTCGATCTTGTAGGCGCCGCCATCTGCGGCTTGGATGCTGCCGAAGATGCCGATCACGGTCCCGTACGTCGCCATGCGTCACCACGGGCCGGTGGAGTCGAACAGGAGCTGGCCGGTGCCACCGCCGATAGCCTGCACGCTGCTCGTGTCCTGGTGATACAGCGATCGTCCAGGCAGCTCGACGACCCCCGTCGACGTCGTGCCGCTGGAGACCGACGCCTGCCCGCACGCGTTCGCGTACACCCCCGGCAACGCGCCGCGGATGATGTGGTTTTGCGAGCTAGCCAGCTCGAGCAGAAGAAGCGGGACGATGTAGAGACCGCCGTCCGCGTTGGCGGACGGCACGGCGAATCCGTTGCCCTGGTTGCTCGACTTGAACCCGTGCATGTTGACGTAGTCGCCCGTCTGAGCCGCGCCCAAGCTGTACGTCGCGTGTCGAGACGACGTGCCAGTCTGCGCCGTGATGCGCGGGACGTACAGCGTCCCGGACGTTGAGTTATAGGTGGCGTCGTGGTTCAAGTTGACGCCGCACATGACGCCGGTGCCGGCCCCGCTGCCGGTCGTCGTGTTCGACGAGGGTGCGGCGGCGATGAACGTGTTGTAGCCGTCGCCGGCCTTGCGCGAGTTGAAGTGCCCGAACCCGTAGACCAGCGTCGTGGAGCCGTTCGACACGATCAAGTAGAACGTCTTGTCGTTCGCGAACACGAGCCATCCGCGCGCCGTGCTGTTGGCGGTCGTGGACTTCTGGACGTAGAGTCCAGCCGACGCCTGCGCGGAGGTCGGAAATGGCTCACTGCCGGTATCGACGTCCGACATCGAGACGTAACCGCGCCACGACGCCTCCTTCGCCCCGCCGCCCAGAGACGCATCGTCGAGTACGCGCAACAGATGACGCTGGCTCGCGTTGTTCGGCGAGCGATATGCCGCCTTGTTGGTGCCGCTGAACTCGAGATTCCACCCGGCGCTCGCGCGCCGCGCGGTGATCGTCCCGGTGGCCGGCGTGGTCGGCGAGTTCGCGACGGTGTAGGTGAACACCGTCGAGCTCGACACGGTGACCTGGAATCGACCGTTGTAGTCGCCCTGGTCTGCGCCAGCGATGGTCGCCCACTGCCCGCTGACGAGACCGTGCCCGCCGCTCACCGTGACGGTGGCGGTCGTGCCCGAGCGCGTGATGCTCGCGACCGACTGCGCCGTGTAGCCGTCGACCAACACGGCCGTCAGCAGATCGACCAACTTCCCAGTCTCGCCGGTGAGCACCGGTGCATAGGTATGCGTACTCGAGAAGACATGGATTTCGTCGGCCACGCGTCACCCCATCACAGCTTGAAGATGCGGTTCGTGCCGTTGTCCCAGGTGACGATGATGTCGCCGCCGTTGGGGGTGATCGGCAGGCCGGTCGCGGTGTCGATGTACGCGATCAGCGGAGAGGTCGATTCGACGCCGGTGTCCTTGATGATCAGGATCGCCTCGATCGACGCGCCGCTGACCGCCGAGAACGTGACGTCCGCCGCGTCGGCCGCGCCGTTGGTGGTCGTCTTCGACCCGAGCGTCTGCGGGCCGGCGATGCGCGAACCGCCCGCCACGTCGCTCAGGAACTCGTGCGACTGCGAGAACGTGTACGAGCCGGTGTCGATCAGGTACGTCTTGATCGTGTCCGAGGACCAGTTGATGCTGGCCGTCAGGAACTTCTCGCGGCCCTTGTCGTAGAGCGTGTTCGCCATGCGTTACTCCCGTGGATCAGAATGTGCCGTCGAGGTCGTCGACCTCGTGATGTCGCGCGATCCACGTCTCATCGATGGCGGAGCTGCGCTTGCCGAACTCGGACTCGAACTCGTCGAGGTGCCTCTTTGCGCCCTCGGCGTCGTACTTCTCTTCCTTGTCGCGAACCGAGAGCGCGCGCCACAGCATCCAGTGGACGAGCTTCTCGGCGTACCGCGGAGCGATCTCGGCGTCGACCGCCTTGACCGCGTAGGTCATGGTTCCGGTGGCGGGGCTCGTCGGCGAGCCGCTCACCGGGAAGGTGAAGTGCGTCGAGTCGACCACGGTGATGACTCGATCGCCGTTGTAGCCTGCCTCGTTCGCGCCGGCCACCGTTACGGTGTCCCCGGTCACTAGCGTGGTGTCGGCGGCGATGGTCGCTGTGGCGGTCCCGGACGAACTGGTGAGCGTCGACACAGCCTTCGCGGCCTGCGCCAGGCGCATGCGCAGCAGCGGCTCGCGCACGACCCACAGTCGCGCCGTGTCGGACGCGTCCGGGGCCGGCACCAGCTTGACCTGCCACGACCCCCACGGGATCCAGCCCTCGGGCGGGGCCGCCTCGAGCGACTCCCAGGACGGAAGCATTCGATCGAGCACGCGCTCGTCCATCTTCTGAAGGCGGTTCGCCTGGCTCGCGAGCTTCAGGCGCCGCAGACGAATGACGCGCTTGTCGACCGCGTAGACGCCCGTGCCGGCCGGCACCGCGATCTCGCAGACCGACGCCGTCTCGCGATCCTCGATGAGCCTGGCGCGCCGGCAGGCCTCCACCTGGGCCTCGTTCGCGTACGACTGCAGGACGGCATCCGACCACAGCGGTGGCGTGCCCAGGTCGTCGTTGCGCTCCCTGAAGTCGTCGATGATCTGCTGAAGCGTCGTCATGCGGCCAGAATCCTGTTCACGGTTTCTCTGCGCTCGTACGCCTCGAGCAGCGCGGCCCACACGGTGTCGGGCTCGATCGAGTACTGGCACATGGCCGTCCCCGACTCGACGTGCTCCTGGCAGTGCTCGAACGTGTAGTGGAGCTGGTGGCACGGGTAGCACGGCGTCACCCTGGTGAAGAGCGACGTCGTGTTCACCCAGTGCTTGGTCAGGTTCTCGACGCTCGAGTGGCTCAGGAAGCAGAGCTTCGGCATCGACTCGAACGCGACCGCGTTGAGGATCCCCGTCTCCGGGCCGATGACCATGTCGCACTTCTGTGCGAGCGTGAGCGCGTCCCTGATCTCGAGCTCACCGCTGGTGCGGTGAACCCTGGGCTCGTTCTCCCAGCCGGTCTCGAGGATCTGGCACGCCGGGTCGCCGGTGAAGATGACGTGAGCGTGCGGGATCTTGAGCATGATCCTGGCGACGATCGCGTCCATGTGCGGCCACGTCTTGTGGACCGACGAGCCGGACAGCGCCCAGAGGATCACGTAGGGGTGGATCCAGCGCTGCCCGATCACGAAGCCCTTGTTCTCCTGCTTCGCGATCCTGTCGATGAAGTCGCGAGCGAACTTCTCCTCGGTTTCGCTCGGGTAGAAGCGGTGCTCCGGCCTGAGCGGGAGCTCGGCGATCTTGGCCGAGATCTCGAGGTAGTTGTGGTTGCAGAGCTCGTGGCGCAGCGCATGCGGGAAGGCGTGGCTCGCGCGGCCAGGCAGGGTGATCAGCGTGCCCTCGACGCTCTCGCAGAGGTTGATCCACTTGTCGAACCGCTTCTTCTGCTCCCTCCAGTACTGCGGCAGCTCAGGGTTCGGCACCTGGTTCTTGTCCTGGACCAGGAACGCGTCGATGCGCGGGTCGTGCTTGAGGAGCAGCTCACCGCCGGGCTCGCACATCCAGGTGACGTGGTACCCCTGCGCCTTGAGCTCGGCGAGCACGCTGGTGGCCTGGATCGTGTCCCCGATCGCGCCGTAGCGGACGACGCACGCCGACTTCCCGGGCGGGCGCTCGTAGATGGGGCGCTCGACCATCTGGTCACCTTCCAGGACCAGCATCGCCGGCGGGCCGCCGTCCACATGGCGGACGAACCTGCCGCCAGGCTTCAGCACCCGCCTCACCTCGGACATCAGCTCGTCCGTGACGCTCACATCGCCCCTGCAGACGACGAAGTCGAGGCTCTCCGACTCGTAGTCGCGGAGACCGGCCTCGAACGTGTCGCACGCGTAGTCTGGCGCGACCGTCGGCGGCATGGTCTTGTCGGTGCGCTCCCGCATCGCGATGAAGTGCGGGAACCACTTCTTGGGGCCGCGCGCCAGCTCGACGCCGCGACCCCTGGTGTGTTGGACGATCTGGTACCTCACCTCGTCCGCGGTGACCCCCTCCTTGCCCGACATCAGCCCTCCGAGAGCTGTCGTCCGACCTGATCGTCGGCGCCGGCCTTCGGCACCTCGACCTTCTTCGTCTCCTGCGCGGCGGGCTTCTGCTGCGCCGGCGAACGGCCGGAGACGATCTCGTGCCCGGAGTGGTCGAACTTCTTCCCGTCCTGCTCGTAGCGGTGGGCCACGTCGCCGACACCGAAGACCTCGGCGAACGGCTTGCTGCGATCGAGCTTGCTCATGGTTACTCCTGCGCTTGCGCGCTGCTCAGATGACGCCCTTGTCGGCGCTGCACTTGTCCATCGAGTCGGACTTCGTGGCGCCGGTGATCGAGCCCTTGCGGTTGAGCGCATCGGGGCCCAGGTCGGCTCCGTAGGAGTCTGGCGACATCGACCCCTCGGTCTTCATCGGCAGGTCCGCGGTGTCGCCGCGGAGCGAGCCGTCCTTCTTCGCCGGTTCGAACTGCTTCATGCTCTGCTCCTCAGCGAGCCCAGCCGCGCGGGCGGCCCAGCGCGCCAGGGTTGAACTGCATCGGATCGCCCACCTGGGTGGCCGGGCTGTCCTCCGTGTCGTAGCGGTCGGTCTTCATCTGCGGCGTCTCGAGATAGCCGCGCTTGAAGTCCGACGCGCCGGCACCGAAGCCCCCGGATTGGGAGGCCGCGGTGCCGTCCTTCAGCGCGTCGGAGGCCACGGTTACGACTCGTGGCGGAAGCGGTAGATGACGTCCGCCTTGCCCGTCGCGTCGGACTTCGACTTGACGGTCACGAGCGCTCCGGCGTCGACGTCCTGGTTGATCGTCGCGACCGCGGTGCCGCTCGCGGCGATGCCGAGCGAGACCGTGCCGACCGACGACGTGCCGATGTAGACGTCGAATCCGTGGCCCGCGGCGGTGCCGGCGGTGGTGATGGTGAAGTGGGCGGCCTCCAGCTTCCGGGCCGCGAAGGACCGGTTCTTGGCGTAGGCCGTGGTGGCTGCGCCGCCTGCGTCGGCGACGAAGACCTCGCGCTTGATGCGCTCCGAAGAGTCGTAGCTCATGGTGTTCCTCGAGATGGGTTCTTGAACGAGAACGGGGCCCGAAGGCCCCGTCCGTCACGACGTCACTGCCGGGGTGTTACTCGGAATCCCAGCGGATGACGCGGGCCTGCGCGGCGTCCGTGTGGACGAGGCCGAAGCCGCCGACGTAGTACCAGGCCACGCCGCGCGAGCGGCCGTAGTCGCTCGGGATCTTCCCGCGCATCTCCTCCGGCACGACGATGCCCTCGGCGACGGTGTCGTCACCGAAGAAGTAGCACCAGCCGGTCGAGGTGGAGACCCGGGTTCCCTTGGCGATGTTCGTCTGCTCGACGAAGCGCGAGTTCTCGTACCGCCCGATCTCGCCGTTCATGATCAGCCTGACGCCGGAGTCCACGTACTTGTAGATGTCCTCGAGGCTGTTCTTGAGACCGCGGAGCGTGCTCGGCCACGCGATGGCGACGTAGTCGTCGTTGATGTAGGGCGGGATGTTCCGCTCCTTCATCGTGTCGACGATCGCCTTGACGTGGTCGCGATGCAGTGCGACCGACGCGGTGCCGGTGACCGTGCCGTTGGTCGTCAGCGTCACTTGCGACGTCGACGTGCCTGCGGCGGCGACCACGCGCAGCGGCGTGCGGGCGAACTGCGCTTCGGCGCCGATGTCGAACGCTTTCTTCGCGTCGTTCTTCAGCACCTTCGCGATGATCTCCTTCACCGGCTGCTCCGACAGGTTGTCGAGCTTCTCGGTGAACGGCACCGAGTTGCCGTACTCGGTGATCGTCATCGTGCCCTGCGTGATGACGAAGTTGGTCTCCGGCATCGTCTGCGTCTCGGTCAGCGTCGTGCCCTGCGTCTGCACGTCCGAGTAGCGGTTCCAGTGAAATTCCTGGCCCTTCTTCTTGCCCTGAACCGCGGCGTCCTTCACGTCGGCGAACTGGCGGAACTTGACGAGCGGTTGCACGTCCATCCGCAGCACGTCCGACAGGTTCGGCGACCACATGTAGCCGCCGAGGCTGTTGGTGTACCAGACTTGTCCTTGAGGCATGGCCCTTCTCTCTTCTGGGTGGGTTTACCGGGCCGCGCCGCCACGACGTTGCGCAGCCATGCCAGCGATCACCTGTGAGGTGGTCTTCGGAGGCTGCTGGCCGTCGCCGGCGACTGCTGACCCTGCGCGAGGAACCTGATCGATTCCCTTCTCTTTCGCAGCCCGCTTCCCGGTGAGAGTGGTCTCGCCAGCCCACTCCGACGATCCGCCCTTGGACTTCACCAGACCGAACTTCTGTGCGACGGCCTCACCGGCGAGCGCGATTGCAGCGCTTCGCGAGTAGCCCTCGTTCTCGAAGTTCGCGCGCGCGCGGTCGGCCGCGTGCGCATAGTCCGGGTCTTCCTTGATGGCTGGGTAGTCGGAGAACAGCTTGCTCAATGCACCCTTGACCTCGATGCGCTGCTCGACTTCAGCGGCGAGTGCGCCGGCGTCCACGCTGGAGGTGGCGGGATCGTTCCCGCGGCTCGTGAGCGTGGCGGCCAGAATGTCGGTGAGTCCCGACGTCAGCAGCTCGGTCGCCTTTTCCTGCTCGCCCCCGTAGAGGGCGTCGAACGACTCCTTCACGACAGCGGCGAGCTTTTCCTTGCTCGACGCCACGGCGGCCTCGGCCGCCTTCTTCTCCGCGGCGGAGTTGGCCTCGGAGAGCTTCTTGTTCGCCTCGGCCAGCGCGGCCTCGGCAGCACGCTGCGCTTCGGTCGCCTTCGCGAGGCGGACGTCGGCTGCTGCGTCCTTCTGGAAGCGCGCGAGCACCTTGTCGCCGCTCACGACCTCCTCGCGACCGTCGACCTTGGTGCGGAACTTGACCTTCGCCGCGTTCGCGAGGTCGATGACGATGTCCTCGTCCTCTTTGGTCGCCTTGACCTGCGCGGCCGCCGATCCGTCGCCGCCGTCCGCACCACCGTCGGTGTCGTCGTCAGCGCCGCTCGCGGTCGACGCCAGGATCCTCTGGCGCTCCAGCTCGTCGTCCTCGGTGGCGACCGGGATGGGGTCACCTTCGTCACCGCGATCGACCTTGATGCTCGAGAGGGCCGAGACCCTCTTCGCGTACCCCGCCTGCTTGATCTCCTCGATCTGCTCCGGCGTGAGGGGTTGCGCTTCTCCCCCTTCCGCGGCGCCCGTCTGGGTAGCTGCGTTCTGCTCCGACATGCTCTGCTCCTGGCTGTGCGTCTCACGACGCTCTGGGATTACGGCTCCTCGCTGGCGGCTGCATCTTGCTGTGCCTGCACGCCGTCAGCGACGGCCTCTTCGAACCACTGTCGCCACT